GCGTGCTCAAATTCCACGTCCATCCATCCTCCAACATTTTCGTTGGGGTACTGGACGGAGTCGGCGAATTTTGACCACCAACTACCGACTCCAAGAGGAACCCTTGGGCGATAGCGGGACAGCAGTAACACCTTGGCGGCGAACTGGCCCAAAACGGGTGTGTTTCGATCCGTCGCGAGGACAGACATTGACTTTTCAACCAATTTCTTCTCAGCTGAGACGTTTTCAGGCAGGCGAACCGTTGTGTGGAACTTGGAAAGCTGTCGCTTGACATCACACATACTGTTAAGATCTCCATGCCAGACTTCCGGTGAATAATAGCGTGCCAAGAAGTTGACCCCTCGGTGGCCTCGGTCCACGACCTTGGCCTCCAGGATGAGTCCCACTCGATCCGCGGCCCATTTGTGGGAGGCGGTGGGCAGGTCACCATCGAGACCGTCGTCACCAAGGTGAATTCCGAGGGCGTTAAACGCTTCCTCCGGGGAGTGTCTGTCCGAACTGAGGGTCGGGGTGTGCCGATAGGCGAGATAGGCCGTGAAAGCGGCCCGCAGAGTTTGGAAACAGGACGTAGCGGAGCATCCTGATCCATGGCTTGATCCTTGTTGGAAAGTGGTTCCATTGGGGAGAATTCCAATGTTGTCCACGTTTCGCTTGAGCAGATTATTCATCCTAGTGGTGTGGTGTGCAAAGGCCTTCATACACACCGCACGATCAACCTCGCGCAACTTATACGAAATGGTACCATCCATGCGATGAAAGTCAGAGACGTTAGCAAAGGACTTAGCCTTGCTGCATATCTCTGACACACGCGTGGCAACTTCAATCGGAGTTTTGCCAGGGCCATACCACGGAAACTGTTTACAGTGCTCTGACAACGCCAGCGCGAACATAGCCATATCTAACTTGTCGGCGTCATTGTACGTTGAAATGTTTCTGGGGTCCTTAATGTCCTGGTAGGCCTCGGCCTTGCCAAAACATTTCAATACCCTCTTGCGGTGGGGGCCGTTCAAGACGGCCTTCGCAAGTGACAGTTTCTGGGCAGCACTAGTCTGTTTAGATTCGACAACTTCATAACAGACAGGCTCAAGGATCTGCCCCCTCATCACTAGGTTAGCAAACTCAGTGATGCATTGGTCTCGGAATGCGCATGGTGCTGGTTCATTTTTCTTTAGTTTATTAATTCGACCATCTACGCATTGTTCTTCTCCAGCCTTGTTTAACACGGGCGCGAACGCCCCGTGATACAACGGCGACATGAACGCCTGCAGTTTAGGCTTGGCCTCAGGATCATAGCAATACGGCTTGTATTGGTATGCCCTGACGCCTTTGGCAACGGGGTACACAGTTAGTTTGACTGCTGGACCGGCTGACCTGTGGTAGTCCGTCACAACTGCTGACATGGTTCTGTCTTGAACCCATCCATCCGTAGTAGGAATCTGTAACTTGGAGCTGCCCAATCGGGCAACTGTTGCAACCGCGTCATCGACTTCAGCACTGGTCAGTGCGCTCACCCACGTGGAAGGGCGCGCGGTGGTGACCTGCATCTGTCCGGAGACTGTCTGCACGTTAAAGCGCACAAACTTCTCCCCGCTGGCGGTTGTGACTATCGGATTAAACCGTTCCAAGACAGGAGTCTCCAGCAACCAATTGGCCAAGACTGCTCCGAGCCCCCGGAATATTTTCATGGGGGTGAGCAGAATTAGCTGGCGGTGCTTGGATACCTGTTTTCGCTCGACGGCATAGGTCACGGCGCGTACGGGTATTCCGAACACGGTGTCCGTGGCCAACAGACTGTCGAAAGCGTAATTCCACAACATATGGTGATAGGTACCGCCTCCTGCGACGACCGTTTTGAGACGGCCATCTATGTCAAAGTGGAATGAGGTATCATCCTCTCCACTAGACACTGCCCTTTCGGGCACTACAGTGTACAGGAGGACGGGTTCAGAACCCAGAGCTAATAGCTGTGGCATATCCAAGTAGTAGTCTACATCACACAAATAGCGGATGTCCCTGCTAGTTAGTTCGTCACAAGCGTTGCTCGCGTTCACGTCCTTAGACCAATACCACTGCCGAGACCCGCGCATTCCATTGCGTTGATCCGAACGCGACATGCCGGTGACGTAAACGTCTCCTCCGACATACCGCGCTAAGATTCTCGCAAAATGGGTAGCACTAGACCTATTATTGGCAGCGGTGGGATGCGTGTGACCCACAACGGGATTTAACGGGGTCACAAGCGTGGCGGTGAAAGCATCTCGGACGACCTCCGCTTCTATGGAAGGAACGTCCGAGTAAGATTCACAAAGCAGCGATGCGTAAGCGCGCATGCCACCTTTCTTCGATATATAGCAGCTCAGACGCGCGAACGCGCCCGACGCTGCTACTGCAACACAAACAATTGCAATCGGCATCTGGG